TGTCGATTTTGTCGTAAGCGTTGACAGTTGCCTGCGCGGTTTGGTTGTTCAAGTCAGAACTGGTAAACAGAGCGGCGGTGTTGTTGCCCAAGGCCATGGTAACGGAGAATTCCGCGTAGGTGTCATTGAATTCACGTGCTTCGCAGATGATGCGTTGTCCGTTGATGTTCGCACCTTCTGAGCGTGTCTTGATCGTCGTACGCATCAGAATGTTTGCGCCCGCGTCCGCGTTCGGAAACGCTGTCCAGTAGTCAGTGACAATTGCATTGTCCTGAACGATGATGATTTCTGTACCAGTCTCAACCGCGCCCACCACAACGAGGCCCGCGTAGATCGTGTCGCCATTATCTTGGGTTATGCTGCCATCATAAAGGTGGGTTGCAAGTGTATCATCAATGTTATAAGGTGCGTTGACGGTGATAATGTTGTCTGTGGAACGATCCGAGGATGTTTCATCAGTGATATCGTGCAAATCGTCGCCGGACGACGTCGCGTTGTCCGCGAGGTCCTGCAAGAATCTGTGCAGTTCGATAACTGTGTAGTTTGTTGTCGTACCAGTGTAGCGGATATCGCCATTTACTGCTACGGAAATGTCGTCTGCAATTGCCATGTTCTTTTACCTCAGATTATTTTCGAGACGACTACGCCCGTCAGTTGTGTACCAGCATAGGCCAAGTCTTTGGTTATGCCATGATAGTTGTCGGTGATTTTTGTCAGTTGCGTTCCGGTGTATTCGAGCACCTTGTCGTCGCCCTGTTCTTTCGTCACTCGTGTTAGTTGCGTGCCGGTGTATTCCAGCGTTATGTCGTCGAGACGTATGTACTTTACAGGTGTTTCACTGTGTTGATAGTTATGGATAAGCGGATCGGAAGCAATTGCACCGCCTGCCCAGATTGTACCCCAAAAATCTTCTGTTGGCGAGGAAAAGTAACCTTCGGTCGCAAACAAAGTTGATACGGGGACGCTGACGCCTTCCGCAATAAAATCTAGGGCGTGGGATGTGCGCCCGTCGATGGTTATATCAGTTGGCCCGATGCCGCCAGTGGCATTCATCGCCATCGCTTGATCGGACTGCAAGAACGCAATAAATTGCGATGGTGCGTCTATGCCCAAACGAAGGGAGCCGGAATTTAGGCCAATGTTCCCGCCTAGATTACATCCCGACATAATTTATCTCACTACGAATTGTAGCGTGCCCACTCCAAAGCTTAGAGTGTCGCCAACAGGGCCGTTTCGGGGGGCGACAAGATCGCCCTCAAAAAGCATTTCGCCGCTGACTGTGTCAAAGACTGCTGCGGCCACAATAGTTCCCCAAGAGTTGTTGACAACTACTGGAAATATGATGGCATTCGAATTAGATACGAGTGACCCGGCGTTTTCAGTGTGCACCGGGGCAGTCAGTGTTACAGCTTGGCGCGCGTATCCGTCCAGTCCCGCTGGTTCCGCTATATTGGAACCATCATCGCTGAGTGATACAGTGCTCAAGGCAAGCTCCAACGAAGCTGGTGCCGTGGGCATTGCTGTCCCACGAAACCAGTTTGTCAAAGCAAGCTGTACGTATTCGCTATTACCCGCCACGTTTACGTCTCGCCTTGCATTGTGAAGGTGACGATGCCAGCGGTTTCCCCGGTGGCAGCGATTACTGAAATAGTCTCGCCGGGATTGACGCGGAGGAACTCACATCCACTCATAACAATCATTGCGTTCGTTTGCGTGGCAACAGTTGCTCCAATGGAGACGATTACGTGAAATGCGCGATTGCACCCAACACGAACTACGGCAGGTGCCGCGTTCGCTGGATCAAATGACACAGCGGTTACCGCTGCGTCTAAGGCCGTTACGGTTGTAATTCCGGCGTTAACTACGTCTGTCATAATAACCTCTTAGCCTGTTTGCGCGGCCTCGTCGAAAGCGATGATCTTTTGGATCGCAGTCGCGACTGAGGCGCGGTGGTGAATTATTTCGCCGTACTTTTCTTCGGCGCGAACTTTCAGAGCTTCGATTGAGAAACCTTCAAGATACTTCGCGACGTCGTCGGTGCCGGTGACTCGGACAGCTTCATCCTTGAGAGATTCTCCGGGGACTTTTTTAGGGTCTTCGGCGTCTTTTTCGGCTGCGGCTGCGTCGGCAATTTTTTGCTCTGTAACGGCTACGGCTGCTGCGGCTTCAACCACGGCTGCTGCGGCTTCTGCTTCGGCTTTGACGTCGTCGCTTGTTCCGTGCCACGTGTGGGAACCAGTGGTCACCAAATCACGTGCGTTGGCGGCGGTAACTTCGACAGGTTCGCCTGCGAGGTTGTACACCGTAACGATTGCTGCGGTCGCGTCGAGCGGACCATCGTCTTCGATGTTTTCTTTGCCGACGTCCGACTTCTTCCAACGATACCCGCCTGTGCGGATAAGATCAACAGCGTTCGGTCGCGAGGTGACGAGCGCTTCGCCAGAAGGCGAATAAATAGTTTCCTGCTTGCTTGCAGACATGAAGTTGTTTTGTGGTCCAGCCATTGTTCGGGTCTCCGGTTGGTTAAAAGTTTCGGGGTTAGATTTAGAAAAGGCGGCGAAAACGCCGCCTTGTCCTTAATTATATGCGTTGCGGCTTATTCGCCGTATGCAACCCACGCGCTGAACGTGACGGACGGTGTAGTACCGGCAACCGTGACATTCAATGCAAGCTCTTCGCGGTCTGCGGAAAGCTTTTCAAGGGTGTGCCCATCCAGCTTAATGACGTACTGGCCAGAACCAACGACTGCGACTGCACCAGCGGTGACTGCGTTGCCGCCGCCTGCCGCTTGAACTTCGACGTCGAAGGTATAGGTTTCGTCTGCGTCTGCTGTATCGAGCGCTTCAACTACAATCACGACGTCGTAGTATTCTGCGCCGAGTTTGTTCTTTTGATCGCCATCGCGAGCGTTGACCATTTTGTCAAGTGCAAATGTGCCAACTTCGGCGGTGGCTGTTACTGCTACGCTTCCCGGCGCGCGGAACGCTGTGTCCGCCTCGTAGATGTAGCTTACTTCGGAACGTGCCATATTGTGTATTCTCCTATGGAGGTCTGGTAACCCGTATGAGGGTTGGTGAGAGGGGACTCACGTCCCCTCATATTGGATTACTTGGTGACCGCTGCGTTGCTGATGCCACGGAGACGTGCCGCCGCGCGACCGTGCATTACGGCCATACCGACGAGCCATTCGACGCGAGTACGCATAACAGGCATGGTTTGCAGTTCGCCAAGATCGCGGACTTCCATGATACCGTTTTGCAGACCAACGACGCCTTCGTCAGACATGTTGACACAGTAGATTGAAGAAGCTGTTGCGGTTGCACCGCCGACGCCGACTTCGTTGAAGCTGATGATATCATCGCCATTTGCGTCATAGTCAACGATCACGATAGGCAGACCGTCAAATACTGTTACGCGGCGACCAAACTCATCTTGATCGTAGGTGATGTACCCACCGATGGCGTTGTCAGTTGCGGCTGCGGAAAGCAGGTTACGCATCTTCTTCGACATCATCAAGTGCGTTGGCTCTTCGACTTGGTCGATGAGGTCACGCAAAGCTGTGATCTTGAGTGGGTCTCCACCATCAGTCGTACCGTTATCGAGTAGCTGTGCGCCACCGATGCGGATGCGAAGGCCATCGAACTCACGAGGATCAGCGGTAGAGTCACCGTTAATCATCTTCGCGCCGATTGTCAAGGACAATGCCTTAACTTTGCGAAGTTCGTGTGCACCACGGACATCTTCCGACGTCATTTTCAGGGTTGCAAGGTCAACATCAAGGTCGCCGCCACTGATGCGCAAGCGCTCAGTTTCAGGGTTGATGATACCGGCGGAAGGCGTGTAGCCCTCGCCGACCCCACGGAATGCTACTCCCGGTAGGGAGCCTTCCATGTTATATACGTACGCGCCGCCATCAACATTGATGAACTGCGTGATGCGCAGAAGGTCGCTGGTACGTGCAAAGTGTTCGATGATTGTCGAACGCAGAACTTCACCAGAGGCCAATTTAGAGGCTTCAAACAGAGTGATCACTTTATGTGCTCCTAATTTCGGTTGGTTTGCTTCAAGTTTTTTGTTAAGGGCTGTGAAGCCGACTCACCGAGCCTTAAAGTGGTCCTTCGACTCAGCCCAGAAGAAAGCCGAAGGTATTAGATAACCAGATTCGCTCCGCGTCTCTTGGTGGTTATTGCGGCGTCAGGGCAATGCCGCCCTGACGTCGTTCTTTGTTAGCCTGTGTTATTCTGACGGGCGTATTTGATACGATCCGCAGGCTTCATCTTTTGCAGTTCTGCTGCATTCAATCGGCCCGGAGTGTTATCCGTATTGCCGCTTGCGCCGCCACCCTTGGAACCTTTGAACAAAAAGTCGCGGTCTTCGCGCTGTTCCAACAGCCATTCTTTGATCGACTTCGCGGTCACACCGTCTGATCCGTAGATGATCGTGCCATCCTTGGACTTCGGAGTGATCTTTCCGTCGTCTTCCACGCGGAACGTCTTCAACGCATCCGGTAGAATCATCTGAACCGCCTTGTCAATCATGGCGACATCTG